TTGTCACACCCTTAACCAGTACTCTACTCTATACTTGTAGAAACTTCTAACCAATGAGTATCAACAGGGCTAAAGTAGCAGTGAAGCAAATGAGAGAGATGTCTCACGCAGGCATACCCTTTTCAATCACTTACCAATCTTACAACCAGACCACAGGTACATCCAAAGGAACTAAGGTTGTTGATAAAGCTATACTACGAAAAGGCTACAAGAACGACCAGTCCAATAAGAGTGATATGCTCATTGCATATAAAGACGTAGAGACAGGTAAAGAGCGACAGTTCTATTTACCATTACTTTTAAAATTCAACAAAATATGTTTAATATAAACACAAGTGAGGGTGGCTACGCAGGCACGGTAGAGTGTGATGATGTAGCATTTAGCTATGCCATTTCAGAAACTAACCCAAGGGAGTTTAAGAATCAGCGGCCTAAGACAGAGTCCTTGAATTGGGATAAGAGGGCACACATAGGTGGCTACAGGATATTTCCTTACGGTGATTATAACGATCTACCTACCCAGATCAAGAACATTATAGCCAACAACCCAACAGCTCCTGGACTACTTGCCAAGAAGAGAGACCTTGTATATGGACAAGGACCACAACTTTATGTTGATAAAGTAGTGAAGGGTGTATATGTAAGAGAATGGACAGAAGACGAAGAAGTAATGCAGTGGCTAGAGTCATGGGACTATGAGTCCTATCTCATGAAGCAGATTGTAGACTACAACCATATAGAAAGCGGCTTCACTAAGTTTATCCAAGGTAGAGGAGGCAGGATAGGTAGGCCCAAATTTCTTAAGCTTGAACATTGCAAAGCAGATAGATCACGCCTTGCCGTTGTAGATACCAACATCAATGAGCTAGACGCTACCCATTGTGTGGTCACAGATTGGGGTTTCCACCATATTAACTCTGTTAAGAACTACCAAGCCTATAGGTTGTTTGATTTTAAAAATCCATTCGCTCATAGGATATCTGCTTATTATTCCTCAATGTATTCCTTTTGCCAGGACTATTATACAGTGCCGGACATATATGGATCACTAGAATGGATCCGTCGTGCCACTGCTATCCCTTTCTTATTGAAAGCCTTTTCAGATAATTCTCTTAACATTAAGTACCACATAGAAAGTCCTGGTGCATTTTGGGCGAATAAGAAAGAGCAAATGAAAGAACAATTTGTCGAAGAGAAAAAGACCTTTAAGGAGGAGTACTTTACAAAATGGAAGCAAGAGTTTTTCGGGAAAATTGGTAAAGTATTAGCTGGAGATAAAAATGTAGGTAAGTTCCTTCATACAGAATCTGTAATGGAAGTTGATGGCATTAACCTCACAGAGACAGGATGGAAGATAAAATCTATCGACCAGAACATAAAAGAATTCATTGAAAGCCAAATTAAAATATCAGATAGAGCAGACAGGGCTGTATCTTCAGGGATAGGATTGCATGGTGCACTAGGAAATATTAATGAATCTGCTAGGAGTAATTCTGGTTCTGAACAACTATACGCCCTCAAGAACTATCTAGCCACGGGTATTTCTATTCCAGAAAAGATTATAACCAAACCTTTAAACTATGCTCTGAAAGCTAATTTCCCAAACAAGAATCTTAGGGTAGGATTCTACCACATGGCAGCCAAGGCAGAAGAGGAAATTCACTCTGGTGACAGATTAAAAGAAAATATATAATATGAAACTTATATTCAAATCCACAGAATTCCCAACTTATATAGAAGATTTTCTTCCGTTTTTGGATAGAGATACCAAGTACATCTATATGAAACCTCACATTATATCTGCACAAAAGGAGATAGTAAAGGTGATAGGGAGCGAAACTTTTGCTTTAGCTATTAAGGCTTTTGAAAGTGAAGAAATAACAGCTCTAGAGAATGATATCTTATATCATTTCCGAATGCCAATACTTTTATATGCTTACAAGTTATATGCCCCATCTAGTGATCTAAGGCATGGAAACAATGGTCGTAAAATGACCAAAAAAGAGGATGAGTCCAATCCTTTTGAGTGGATGATAAATCGTGATAACGAAAACTTAGAGCGCGGCTACTATAGAGAATTCGATAACCTTATTTTCTTCTTAAATAAATTCAATGTATGGCAAGAGTCAGATACATATAAGAAGATGAGAAGTCTTTTTGTCCACAGCACAAGCATTTTTGATGATCATTTTCCTGTTAATTCCAGATTGCTTTTACTTAAGCTAGAACCAGGTCTTAAGCAAGCAGAAAGAAAACACATACACCCTATTATTGGACAGCAGCTTTTCCTTAAGCTAAAGGCTTACATTCAACAATCTGAATTACAAGACTTAGAGTATTATCCAGGAGAAGCTCCAGATGAAGAACAAGAAGGTGAAGGTGATCTTATTACTCTTGATCCTTTGGAAGAAGATGTTTTAAAACTTACTGAAGAGGCTTGCGTTTATTTTTCCATGGCTTGGGCCATGAAACGCCTTAAAGTCACCTTATTTCCAGAAGGTCTCTTGCAGTCTTATGTTGGTGATCGTAATACAAATAAAGCACGCAAGACTCCTGAAAATCTTGAAACTCAACTCGTAGCACAAGAGTTCACTAAAGATGGTGAAGACGTTCTTATCCTTATTCAGAATAAAATAGCAGAGCTTAACGTAGACAACCAACAAGAAGTCACCAATATGGAGGATTTCCACCTAAGAACCGAAGTCCAACACAACGACGATGATAAATCATTCACTGTTTAATTATACCCTTATGAAATTCTTTTCTTACTATCTCAAAAGCATCTGGTTTTATCTATTTGGCAACAAAATAGATAAGCTTAACCTTAAACTAGAAAAAGCAGCTATCGATTCTACACACAATCGCTACAAGCTTAAAAAAGAAATTTCCAACCAACTCAACAAGGCCTTTGGCATCAGCTTTAACAAACGTTCAAAATACATACCGGTGAAAGGCCATAACAGACAGCTTATTTATAATTACGTAACAAAACATTTCAGTAAAGAAATGCTTCAGAACAATATTAGTTTAACCAAATGTCTAATCTGGAAATAGATGCACGAAATAGATATTCCAGAGAGAAAGAAAAGGCTATACATGCCCCAGCATTTAGGCGAATGTGATAATGATCAATTTGCCCACATGGCCTTTTTGTTCTTTCAGTATCAAAACAATCAGATCACCTATGAGCAAATGCGATACAACGCAGTTTATAAGCTTCTTAACCTAGAGGTTGGCAAAAACACTAAGCTTAACAGTCTAGAAAGAGGTACAATGAATACCAACATTTATCAACTATCGATTTTGGTAGATTCCTTCTTTCAACATCTGGAAGATGATAAGATACAGCTCCGCCAAGAGTTTAGGGGAAACCCTATGAAGCACATCCCTGTACTGAAAGGCAAACTTAAAGGTCCTGAAGATAATTTCGAAAATATGACCTTTGGCCAGTACCTAGATGCCTTGGACATTTTCGGAAACTTCGTAGAAGATCCAGATACTCAATTGCTCTATGATCTTTGTGCTACACTTTATATTAAGGGCGCTTATAATTCCAAAAACACTGCCAAAATCGCCAAAGAACTTAAGAAAAACTTTTTTGGCTACGTGTATGGCGCCTACCTTGTATTTACTACTTTCCAACAAATTATTAACAACTCTATGATTATGATAGAGGGTAATTTGTGCGATTTATCCATTTTATTCCTTAAACCAAAGAATTATAAAAAATACACCTCTTACCCAAGTATAGGGATGAAGTCTACTGCTTTTGTCCTGGCAGAAAGTGGTGTTTTTGGAACATACAACCAAGTAAGAGACGCCAATATGTGGGATATCTTTGCTAGGATGTACGATATTAAAGTAAGGGACCTGGAGAGTGAAAAGCAACAAGAAGAGCAACAGCGAAAGCAAAAATCTAAGAAATAATGAATTTACTTATCCAACTTTATACTTATGGACTAATGCTCCAGCAAGACTTCCCAAGTCTTAGTGTTTTTGATGTCGTATCAGACGATTCACAAATATTGGAACACCTAAAGGCTTTTTCTGAAGCTGATATAGGTTTTTTTATTGTGGAACCAGAAATTCCAAAAGAAGGAAGCCAAGACCAGTGGCAAGATGTTGCGTATATGCAATTTCTTATTGTTAAAAAGATATCAGACCGCATCACTCTTAAAGAAGAAATGCAAGTCAAAAACACGCTATACAATCTTGCCTACCAGCTAGATTTAATGATGCAACGCCACAAAGAAGGCACAGAAGGGCTTTTTTATACATTCTCTACAGAAGATGATACCTTACCAGATGAGGATGTGGCGTGTTACCTTATGAGTCATCTAGAGGTAAAGTCCATCCAGAAAACACCAGTAAGTATGATGAAGACTTATGTGGGTTGGTCCATAAACTTTAAGATTAAACTGCAATGATAGAGCGAAAGACAAACCTAGGCAAAGTGCTAGAAGGCAAGTTTATTTCTCAAGTACTTGAAGAGGAGGGGCAGGATATTAATTCTGAAATTGGTAGCAACATGTCTGGTTTTTCCAACCAAACCAATAGAGGAAGAAGCTTTATGGTGAAGGATAAAACACTGGTTTATACGTTTCCTATGACCAATCGTTTTATTGACATGAAGACTAGGCAAACGCTAAGAGGTAAGATTAATAAGAAGAATTATAGTGTACACAATAAAATACTTTTTGGCTATGCCAACAGCATTATAGGAAGGCTTTCTTATGGATTCACTCAAGAAACCAAAGAGGAGATGTTGAAGCTTCACAATCTTAAAATATAGTTATATTCGTATTATGATCACCACACAAGCAAGTTTAAAATTTATTGCCGTTCATCTCGACATCAAAAAGAGGTACGCCAGCAATTACCCAGAGGTCATCAAACCTTACATTAAGATTCTTCGCCAAATTATGGATAGCAACCACATTTCTGTCCAAGAAGCCCTACAAAAGATCAATAATTCTAGTTTGGTACAAGCGAAACAGGTAAAAGATCCCAAAAAGCAGCAAAAGAAAATGCCATTGCTTTTCTCTCCCAAAGGCTTTATGTTTCTGCTTTGCTTTGCATTTTGGAAGCAGATGCCATACCTACCACAGATAAATAGGGTTTTCTACTCGAATTTTTAGGTATATATTTGAGGACTAACTTAAATCTAAATCCTGATGGATAATGAAACCATTATTAAAATAATTGTTGCCGTAGTTATTATTTCTACTATTGCATACCTTCCTTTTCATAAGACAAAAGAAGAAAGGGATAAGCTTATAAAGCAAAATGAAATTGATCCCGTTATAGCTAATGTTTCTGAAGATGACATAGATCCTTTACAAATCAAAACCTTAGAAGTCCTTTCTAAGATTTCCAATAATACATCTACCATTAAATCGATATTAATCTTTTTTCTTGTTGTCACATTATTAAGTGTGCTTATATGGCTCGCAACTCTCGGAATTTCCTAACTTAACTTAAACCTTAATTATCATGAAAAAATTACTCTTATTATTCGCATTTACTTTATTCTTATCGTCTTGTGGTGCCACTAAATATCAAAGCAAAGAAGTTTCTAAAGTTGTTGATATACCCAACCAAGACCAAAAGAAATTTATGTAAAAGCCAACAACTGGATGGTTTCTATTTTTACAGATGCAGAATCTGTAATACAGTTTACAGATAAAGAATCTGGAACAATTACTGGTAAATATAGAATTGGAACTCTTACTATGGCAGAAAGAGGTGTTTTACCAACTTATGTTTTTGCTATTCTAAATATCCAGTGTAAGGATGGCAAAGCAAAATTAAAAATCATTCCAGAATCTTTCGGCTATCCTCCTATGTATCCTTACATAAGATATACAGCAGAAAAGTTAAATAGAGATTTAAATATTCTTTTTAAATCATTTGAAAACTATATGTCCGCTGAAAGTGATGACGATTGGTAAAATAAATCTTTTACGCTTTACTTGCGTTTAACTTACGTATTCAATTATTTGTTGTATGTTTGTGTTGTCCAATAATTAGAATCAATACAAATGAACCTTTTTTTAATCTTATCCCTAGAGAGCACCAGTGTAAGTCTGGTTACTTCAAAATGTTTCTTTTTGTTGGACACCACTCTAGGGTCTTTAAATCTTAAAAGTTATGTCCAACGAAAAGAATCAACCACTCACAGACGAGCAAAAACAAGAAATTAGGGATCTAGTCCTTACAGAGTTTTACAACCTACAGGTAGGCCCTGCCACAGTGCAGAAATCACTCCTTATCGCTTTCAAAGGCTTTTTAGAATCTGTAGATGGCGAAGACCAAGCCTATTCTCACACGGTAGACACCATAGGAGAAGATATTTTTTTGGTCTGCGCCCTTCTAGATTATCTTAAGGATCCTGGCAAAGAGGAATCTGTTTACGACCTGCGCGGTATGTTACATTTTACCGCACTAGAAAACCCTATGGATCATGTCTAAAGCGAAATACATCGCTTATCGTAATCTACACCCTGTAGCAACACACCAGGGTGTGGAGATCGATGAAGGAAGCCTATGGCATCGAGAAGCAGACAAGGACTTTCTTGTCTTAGTTGATGAAGATGAGTATATTACAGCAGTATTTATTCCAAATCTTTTTACTCTTAATTCTTAAAGAATCATGTATTTAGAAACATCAAAGCGTCATTGCTCACTTATTCTTACGTTTAGATTGGCGACATATGTAGTTTACTACCGAATATTATCGCAAAAAAAGAAGCTTACAATTTTCACTCAACCAATTAACACTTTTCCTTATGCCAAAGCTTGAAAAAGTGATCCAAATAGAGATCACACCTACGCAGTACGTCAACTCCTGCACTTATACAGAACTCTTGGAACTTTCTCTAGAGTTGGATAGGAAAATGGCCATTGTGGCTCATGAGGAAAAGAAAAATAAACCAAAACTTATATTTTAAAAATCAGAAATCATGAAAAAGATAAAAATATTATTCAGAAAATTATATAAAGAACTTTCAGAATGGGGCGAAGCTGCTGCATGGGTGAAAAGACAATAAAGCTATATAGATATGAAATATATACAAATGAACGATCTAATCGAGAATAAAATAAACAACTACTTCACCTTCAAAAGTTATGCTCATGTTATAGCAATCGAAAAAGGTGAAGTAAGGGAAGATAAGTGTTTTGTGAAATTGAAAATAGTACTAGACTATTATATACATGATGTTAACTACCATGTTATCGATATCAATTTTAAAGACAATAGTATGAATGGTTTTCTAGATCTAACCAAAATAGATGGTTATAAAACAGAAACTGCTAAAGAACTTTTGGTATGAAAAAAACTAGCAAACAAATGGCTATAAAATCCCATAAGATCATGACTCACCTTATGTGTCTTATGGACGATTTGGAATCTGTAAAAGCAGATGGACCAGAAGCTCTAGAAATGGTAAAAGTTATAGAGCTTCTCATACCCAAAATGGAAAGAGTTATAGACTCAACCTTTGGGAAATCGACCTACTTAAGGTCTAACACGTATTTGCAAGACATGCAAAACAGATTTGAAACAGTAGTTAGAAAAAACTATCAAAAAATAGAATCATAAAAACACAAAAAACTATGCAAGATTCAAATTTAGAATACAGAAGATTTCAAATAGCAAAATCAATTGTAAGTCAAAAAATATACAAGGATTATATCAATATTAATAGAGCTTATGATGATATGCACAGGGAGTTGAGGAATAAAACTGCTTTATCTGATGTATTTGTTTTATTAAAAATGGTAAAAAAAGAAGTTGATGCACACAATTCCAAAAACTCTGCAGAAAGAACACGATTTGATAATTTGAGATATAAAGACGTTAAAATTTACCAATCAAAATTATTTAGAAAATATCTAACTATTAGCACCTTTAAAATTGATCAAGCAATAAAGGATAATATTGATTTAGATGACTATGACATTTTCAAGAAGTGTTTTGAATTATGAGGAAAAGCATTTATATAGGTTGCTAAACGAGCACCAAATGGCGCTCAAATAATCCATTTAAACTAAACAATTAATGACACTTCTAAAACATACTCAGCTTGAGACCATTGTAAAAGAAAGCTTCCAGATAGAGGATTTGTTTAGTCGATCTCGTAAGACAAATATTATTGTGGCTAGAAGTGTTTACTTTTTTTTACTTAGGGATCATAAATACACTTTGCTTAGGCTTTCCGCTTTATCTGGACGTGATCATGCCACGGTAATGAATTCTATAGATCAGTTTGAAGGTTTTTATACTTACTACTACGAATACAAATCCCAAATCGACTATGTCATTAGCGAATGGGAAAATATTACTAACATTTAATCCAAAATTCATGAAAACTTTACTCTTTACTATTCAATTTTTTGTGTTACAAATCTCTATTCCAGTACAGCCAGTAAGCGAAAGCTCTAGTATGGAATGGATGATCTACTTATGGTTATTTGTATTTTCCGCTTCAGCGTCTATATTGTGTAGATTCATTTGGCTTTTCTATAATCGCAAAACCAAACAAGAGGACTGGTATCAAGTTTGGCTTAAGGAAAATTACCCAGAGAAGAACGGGGACCAATAAATGCTATTAAATGTTAAAATTTAAGTATGATCTGAAAATAAATTCAATAAAACTTTCTATATATTAAGTATATACTTATATTTGTAAGGTAGAAAGGAAATAACCACTACATTAATTTGAAAATTATGGGAACTCTAAAAAATGAAATTTTAACTTTTAACATTAAAACTAATTTCAAAACTACTAAAACTTCTAAAGGCTATTCAATAATGAATATGAGCCTTATAGATTTAAAACAATTTTGTATAAATTGCCTTTCAAGATTTGATGATTATCAGCAAGACTGTACCGATTTGGATAATAAAGAATTGGAAGATTATTTTGTAGATTCTTACAATTCTATAGATAAAATAGTTCATTCTTTAAATGAAAGTAACTTAAACTCTAAACTCAGAAATGAAATTAGAATGATTGTTAAAGAAACTGAAAAAATGGCTATTGGTCAAAATTTAATTAGTGTTAAAAACTAATTCAAAATGAATATAAAAAACTAAAGAAAGAACTCGGTTTAAATAATTCAGATTTAGCCGAGTGTTTTGGTATGACTTATGGCGCATTTGCAAATAGCAGCGCAAAGGAACGCTACGAAACTGCTCTATGTAATTTTTACCTACTCGCTAAAAAATCTTTTGAAGAAAAGAAGACAAAAAGATAACCACCACTCACCACTCACCACTCAACTACCACTCACCACTAACCACTTCCCACCACTTGTCACACCTTAAACCTATCGATTAACCCAAATTTGAACAAAAGTTCATAACATGGGAAAGCGCATTGTAGACGAGGAAATGAGGTTTTCCATTATTATTAATGGAGACACCGCACAAAAAGAGCTTCAGGGTTTAGATTCTCAAACTAGAAAACTTACGTCTACCAACAAAACGCTTAGGGCAGAACGGGATAAACTCCGTGCCCAGGGTAAGCAAAACACTGCCGGGTATAAGAAACTTTCTGCTTCTATAAAAGAAAACAACTCTGTCATAAACGCCAATAAGGCAAGAATGAAAGAGTTGCAAAACCAAATAGGGGTGACGGGTCTTACCATGGCACAATTGCAAAAAAGAGCCTCTACATTACGTTTGCAATTGCGTAATATGGTACCAGGATCTGCAGAGTATAAAAGATTGCAACTAGATCTTACCGCTACCAATTCTAGAATAAAACAACTATCCATACAAGCCAATGCGGCGAAAATCTCGCTTGGAGGTATGGCAGATGGCTTTTCTAGGTATGCAGCACTTGGCGCTACCGTTATTGCTACAGGTACAGGAGTAGCACTCTCTATTTCCAAACTTATAGATTTCCAAGGGGAGCTATCGGATGCCCAAGCAGATGTTCAAAAAACGACAGGCCTTACCAAAGACGAAGTAAATGAGTTAACGACAAGCCTAGGAAGCCTAGATACGCGATCTAGTAGAATGGAGCTTCTTGCTTTATCTACAGAAGCTGGTCGTCTTGGTATTACTGGTGTAGAAAATGTACAGTCTTTTGTAGAAACTGCAAATAAGCTTAAAGTAGCACTTGGAGATGAACTTTCGGATGATGCCATAAGAGAAGTTGGTAAAATGACCAACATTTTTAAGGTTGGCGAGCAAACTGGTAGAAGCTTCCAAGTGTCTATGGAATCTTTGGGATCTTCTATAAATGCAATATCGGCTTCTGGTGCCAACACCGCAGATTTTCTGGTAGATTTTATGAAACGTACTGCAGGTGTAGCTGGTGTAGCAGATATACAAGCAGATAAAATAATAGGTATAGCCGCAGCTTTCGATGAGCTTGGCCAAAGCCGTGAAACTTCTGCCACAGCTATTAATAAAACCTTGCTTTCTATGGGTAAGGATGTAGAAAAGTTTGCCAATGTTGCAGGAACTTCTGTGGGCAAATTTTCCAAACTTTTGGAAGAAGATGCCAACGAGGCTTTGCTTATGTTTTTGGAAGGGCTTAATAAAGGTAATCCCTCTATGGAAACCATGGCAAAACGTCTAGATGGTATAGAAGTAGGAGGAACTAGAGGGGTGCAAGCGATGGCAGCTTTGGCTGGCAATATAGATTTGGTACGTAAACGCCAAGAAGATGCCAATGTAGCTCTGTTTGAGAATACGTCCTTAATGGATGAGTACAATATAAAAAATGAAAATACCGCAGCACTTCTTGCTAAAATTCGTAGACGTCTTATTGGGACATTTGCTTCAGAAAACATAACCAGTGGTATTGCCAATCTTATAGAGTGGTTTGCAAAATTTATAGGGGCTACAGAGGATGCAGATGGTAGCGTAACGAGTTTTAGAAATGGCTTAGTTTTTTCGATAAAAGTTTTTGCCGTTATTACTGCAGCTATCTTTTCTTACAATAAGGCTATAGCTTTAAGTGCTATGCTCACAGGTTCAGCCTATAAACAAACATTGTTATATACCGCCGCTCTAAGGGCAAAGAATATAATTACAAGACTTTCAACTTCCCTTACAGCCGCTTATATTGTAGTAACAAATCTCCTTACAGGAAGCATTAATCTTGCTACGGCTGCAACACGACTTTTCAATATTGCTATACGCGCAAATCCTATAGGCTTATTAATTTCACTCATTACTGCTGGTATAGTGGCTTTATTTGCTTTTAGGCAAGAGCTTGAAAAAGTTGAGACTGCTCAAGAAAAATATAATAATTCTAGGGAAAAGGCAAATGAGTCTGTTCGTGAAGAGATTGAAAACATTAGGAAACTAGAAGCTGTTGCAAAAGATGAAACATTATCTACAGATAAGAGAAGGGAGGCGCTAGAAAAGCTCAACAAAATCATACCAGGGTATAATAAAAATCTATCCTTAACCAAAGAAGCACTGGAGGAAAGCACAAAAGCTTCAGAAAAATACATTGAGTCGTTAATTAACCAGGCGCAAGCCAAAATAATGGTCGATGATATTGCCAATGTCAGAGAAGAAATTAAAAAAGCAAGGAAGGAATTTAGTGATGAGCTGCCAACTTCTGCAAGCGGGCAAGTATGGAAAATGTTTACAGCTAGCTTTTTTGGTGCGGCAGGTCCCAGAACTGGATATATGCAAGCATCAGAAAGACTTTCTAGGCTCAAAAAAGAGCAAACAAACATGCTAGAGGCTTATCAAAAATTTATAAAAGACAAGCTTATACCTACCAGTGCCAACGAAGATGATGTAGACCCTGTTATTGATCCTGATCCAATTGGCGGTGATGAAGATCCTTTTACTGTAAAACTAGAACAGCTTAAAAAAGAAGCTGAAGCTATATATAGACTTCGTGCAGAAAATGCAGACTTAGAAGCAAATCAAAATCAAGATGCTTTTTACAAAGAACTTGAATTAATGGATAACAACCATAATGAAAAGATGCGTCGCCTTAAGGCTCAAAAAGTTGAAGAATCTGAAATAAAGAATGTTCAAACACTTCTAGACGAAGCAATTGCAGACGATACAAATCCTAAAATAGATAGGACTGAAGACATAAATAATTTTACAAAAATACTTGAGCTATGGGCAGACAAAAACGCCGAAATAAATGAACAAATAAGATTAGAACAGTTTGCTCATCAAAAGGAAATAGGCACTCTCATTCGTGAAGGAATTGAGATGGACATCCAGTTGTTGGAACAAGCCTACATGGCAGAACAACGTAGTCTAGAGCAAAGGCGAAATGTACAGTTGGCAGAAGTAGCAAACTCACAGCGAAAGACAAGAGATCTTAAGGAGAAGTTTCGCCAAGAGGATCTAGAGCGAGAGCGAAATCATGTTATGGATATCCAAAAGATGGTGAGAGAAGTTCTAGACTCTGGCCAGTTCGAAGATTTTGACCTTGATTTGCTTACAGAAGAGCAGAAAAGCCAAATCGTTACTCGACTACAAGAGCTTGGTCTGGAACTTTCACAAATTAATCTTCTTCTAGCTCAAATGAGCAATGGAGGACAAGCAGATGCACTCGGTGATCTTGGTCTTGGCGGAAATACAGACATCCTAGGCTTTACACCAGAGCAATGGGACACCATGTTCACAAACTTTTCAGATCTCACCAATGTTATGGAAAGTGTGCTTGCAGTCACTATGGCTGCACAGCAAGCTTTTGCTATGTATTCCAATTTTACAGCAAAAAAAGAAGAAGAGAGAATAAGGCAGTTTGAAGTAAATAACGATAGACAAAAAAGAGGACTTAAGGAAAGGTTCGATTCAGGATATATAAATGAGCGCCAGTATAACGATGCTGTTGCTATTATGGATGAAGATCTTGAAAAGAAAAAAGAAGAAATCGCTAAAAAACAGGCAGAGCGTGAACAAAAATTAGCTCTTGCCTCTATTGCTATCAATACTGCTAAGGCTATTATGGGCATTTGGGCAGACTTTCCTAAAGTAGACTTTGGTGCTACAGCTGCTATTATGACAGGTTTTGTTTCAGCTTTAGGAGTAACACAAGCAGCAATGGTATTATCTACACCAGGTTACGAAGAAGGTTTTTATGGCGATAAATTCCCTGTAAAGCGGGAGCAAGACGGTAAGATATTCAACGCCATAAATGGTGGTATGTCTAGATCTGGACTTGTAGACCAACCTACTACGTTTCTTGCAGGAGAACAAGGAAAGCAAGCCCCAGAGATGATTATTACTGGTGGCGATTATGCCAAGCTCACACCAGATCTTAAGGAAACCCTTAATAGGCAGTTGTCTACCGTTCGTGGTTTCCAAGATGGTTTTTATAAAGAAGAAACTGGTCAAGGAACAACTAATGAGATGGCACTGCTTATCGCCCAAAACACAAATACTCTTATTAAGCTCAATAAGATTATAGAAAGCGGCATCATGGCCAAGGTTATTGCTAGTGAAGCCAATGCCAGAGAACTCCAAGAAGCCCTAGACAAATTCAGAAAAAGAAAAGAATCATCAAAACTATAAGACCATGCCATACTATCCAGACCTTACCCCAGTTATAAGAAATTTTGACCCTTTAGGAGGAACTACAAGAACCAATTGGCATTTTTCAATGCGTGGTCTTGCAGATGAGAATACGGTTTATTTTTCCCTAGTACCAACCAAGAGATCCCAGATAAAACCAATGTTATAACCCTGCCCAATTACAATATTACTCTTGGCAACGCAGTCTATTCACAATACAAGATCAAAGCCATTAAGACTGGTTCTACTTCCTCCTTGGATCATATTATCTTAACTACAGATATTACAGAGGATGGAGTCGTTATAGATGAAAACAACTTAGTTTTTGAAGACGTTTTTTCTTATGAAAATCTCCAAAATTCTACTGCCGATAGTGATAACAAATTAGGTATTGTAATGCGTTATATTATTGAAGGTAATAGAATATCTACAGGGGTGTGGGAGACTTTATACAGCGTATATATTCGCTTTTCTGTTCAAAAAGTATTAAATGGTAACTTTTTCATAAATCCAAATTTTGTTAATTTTAATCATGGTCTTAATGATGAAGAAAGACCAATAGTAACCATGATGTTGTATTCTAGTCCAGGCGTTTTGGTTACTCTACAAAATGATTTTGAATTAGTGGGGGATACTGTTCCCAATCCTATTACTTGGTTAGGCAGGACAGCTTACAGTTACACCAACACATCAGAATTGCAGATAAAATTGAAAGAGTCTGCAGATGCACGAGTAGATGAGTTAAGAACCTTGGAAACTGTATTGGATGTTTATTTTGGTAATGACTATGGTGGTAGAAAGTCTCTCACTGCAGATATTTTGGTCTCCAGTAGTTCAGAATTTACATTTCAGCCGCAGATGCTTAATTTTTTGGTTGTTTTGGGTTCAGAGATTAATCCATTTCAATTTTTGAATATTTCTGGGAATGGTAATTGGAGTCTTACTTCTCCTTCTTGGTTATCTCTATCTCATTATTCTGGTACCAATTCTTTTGAAGTTGTAGTACACCTTATAGACCAAGAGTATTTGTTACCTGGTCTTTACGAAAATGATATAGTACTTACAGCAAATGAAAAAGAATACATTATTCCTGTAAGGCTAAAGGTTGCAGAGCGTTTTGAGCTTGGTTTATCTAAGTCTGGACTCAATTTTACAGACGAAAATACCTCCCTTAGTAGGGTTTTTAACAACTCGCCACAAGAAAGGTATGTTGTTGTAGATGTACAAGTCTCCCCAATTGGTTATCCATACGCCACTACCTTGCCAAAAAAGTATGAGTACAGAATAGGATTTTTTAAGAACAAAGCAGAAATACATATTGGTGAGATTGTAAAGCGGTCCCTTAGCAGTCTAGATGCTAATTCCTTATACAAGCTGCTTAGAGATTACCTAGTAACAGGAACAAACAATAAGCTAATAGAATATTATAAGCCATCCTCTGTAAATATAAAATTTAGAGTTTACAATGCTTCAGATAATTTTTTTGTAGACCAGCAAGAAAATAAATTAATACGTTTTATAACGGGTCGTAATCCCTTTTTTCAGGAAAACTTAGCTCTTCTTAGAGATAAAAATGTAGAGCAGAAAGTAACAAAAGCCTCTTTTAGACTTATTAATTTTGTGACTAGAGAAAAAATAGTTTTAGAAATATTTAAAAATGGTGATTTGCATGATTCTTATGAAGAACTAATTAATATAGAGAGACTTTATGGTTTGCTCGTAGATTTTTCTGAATTTGATATTGGTGATGAGATTGAGTATAAGTTATACCCCATTGAAATTGGCTTTGGACAGAATGTTGCCCAGGTAGTAAGTTTTATTGTTTACCCAGAGGGAAAAAGCTTTAACCAAGTTGTGTACGAAGATGAGTATAGTGTTCCTCAGCTGTTCGATTTTTGTGGAGATTGGAGATTCTCTTCAGAAAATGAGATTATACAATCCAAGGATGTTATAAATCTTGTAGAATCTATCAAAAACGAAAAGTCTATTAAGACTATAAGTCTTGTTATGAATACAGGGTATATCCCTGCAAGCAACCAGATTTACTTGGAACAGGTTAGAAATTCCAAAAACTGTTGGCTCTTGGCTAATGCTACAGAACCTCTAGTCGAGCTTGTGCCCAAAGCTTATACTATGGTCAATTACGATTCAGACTTAGATCTTTACCAATACGATGTTGAATTCCAAATAAATCCAACCAATGATTTACAAAATTATTCATAAAGATTTTGAGATAAATCTATTAGATAAAAATATTGATTACACGGAGCAGAACCAATGGTTTGTAGACGGGGTTTCTATCAATTTTACTTTGCCTATATCCATAATTCTTACCAAGGAGCTAGACAATATATTTAATATGATATCACATCTTAATTCCAAAATAGAATCCACGACCTACGATGTGAAGATCTATAAGATGGAAACCTCCTATGACGCTGTTTTATCTATAGAAAAAATCACAGGGCTACAAATAGATCTTTCTTTTAAATATGGGTTTGATGAATACCCCAATTTCTCTAAACAATTAAGCAGTTTACCCCTAGAGGATAAAGATGTTTTTGGTCTTAGGCAAGATGCCAACAGTCTTAGTGATATCTATTGGCCAAATACTAATTATAAATATCCTGCCGTTTTAGTTCCACAAGATATTTTGGATAATGATCTTGGACGTTTCGATGCTTTTGAAGGAGTGATAAATCTATTCGAAAGTGGTGTATTTGTAGAAAACACCTTCGATACAGAAACTAACATCGCATCCAATAGAACAGTTCTGCAACCATTCCCTTATGTATTACATGTTTTAAAAGTTGGTTTTGAAGATGTTGGATTTACCCTTTCTGGTGACATATTAGCAGACGAAAAGCTACAAAAGCTATTATTTGGAAAGCTTGCAGAGTATTATATCAACTTTTCTGGAAATCAACAAGAGATTTCTATTACAACTCTAGATTTAACTGCCTTTGTCGATATCGATACAGGTAATGAATCCTACGGTTTAGATCATAATAATGGTGAAATTGTAATTAACATAGATTGGTCTGGTGTCCCAATTCCAATTCAAAATTTATTACTTAATCAAGGTTTCCCAGGATTAATATCTGAAGGGTGGTATTATAGAAGTATTGAACTGAACGAACCAGGTAAATATATTTTAGCTGGAAATGTTACTCTTTTTAGTGATCAATTCTTAGATTCTGATGTAAGGATATACATTGGAGATAATTTATTATATTCTATGAATAACGATTCGCTTGTACTTCCTTTGAGACAATTCGAAACTATTTCTATAGAATTTAATCTTTTTACCACAACTTCAACATACCTAAAAATATATGGTATTAGCTGTTTTACTTTTGAAGACGGTGCTCTTCAAAATGAGTCAACTATTACCCAAACATCAGTCGTAGATCTTACACTCACGAAAATTGCTAGTCGTGAATTTGGTGTTTTTGTGCCAGCTCTTAACGTATCCAATAAAGTAAAGCTTAGCGAGACCATGCCCAACAAAACCTTTGGAGATTTGGTAAAAGCTGTTATGGCGTGGCGTAATTTGGATATCACCGTAGATATTAACAACCAAGAGGTTATAATGAATAAGATTACAGAGTCTATTAACTTGCCAGTATCCCAAGATCTGAGTCACACAGAAGTTAGGTTTCCTACACGCGAGCCAAATGAAAAAAAATCCTTTTTACTTCAATTTCAAGAAAAACAAGACGACTTAGATTATAAAAAGTTACTATTTTCTAGAGAAGGGGCACAGACAGAAGGATTTAAAAGAGATGAAAATACTCAAGATATAAACATTGGTCTGTTTCCAGTTCTTAATAAAACTGTTGATGGTCTCACTTCTACATTTTATCCAGATAATCACCAAGGCGTTATTTCAGTCTTTTACCATGACGATCCTTCTGTCACTGGTAACCTTTCTTTAGATCCTACTTCGCTACTTATCCCAGGTGTGTTTGATCAAGACCATAAAGACTGGTTAAGGTTTCGTTTGTACAGTCAAACCTTTAAGTGGTCTAATGTCGTGACTATTGAAGAGGCTCTCTCTTTAAGTGTAAGAAAGAAAAGCTTTGCTTACAACCAGAATCATTTCATTAAGCAACTTATAGTAAGGATTGTAGATAAAGATTTCACCGAGGTTGATATAGAAACTGAGGCCTAAAAGATATTATCTATTAGGTTTATGTTTCTGCTCGATTCTTCATAAGCTATATTTATATATCTCTCTGTCATTCTTCCAGAGCTGTGGCCTAGTAGGTTTTGTAAGTCGGTTTGGTTGCCACCCATTCTTATATAGTTGGTTGCGAAAGTATGGCGTCCCACGTGCATGGTTAAGTTCTTGTGGATGCCTAGATGTGTTCCTACCAACTTTAGCTTCTTATTCATGTACTGGTCTGTAAGGGTTTCCATAAATAGTTTGGGTTCTTCTTCTAAAACCACTCGTGCTTTTTTTGAAAGATTAATGGTGATTGGCTTTTGTGTTTTTTGACTTATTATTTTATACTGGCTTTCTTTTTTCTGTCTTTTCATCTGTAGCAGATCAGAAACTCTTAAACCAGTAAAACAGCTCATAAGAAAGTAACCAACGGTTAACTTTTGAAATTTTGGTATAAATTCTGAAAAATAATATTTCCAAATTAGTTCCAGTTCCTTTACTTCCAGAGTTGTAGGGACTGTTTTTATTTCTTTGATTTTTAGATCTTGGATATTGAGAGGCATCTGTATTTCATTTCTCTTAGCATCATAGAGAAACTTTCTTATAGCAGACATGTTAGCCATTACTGTGCTTTCTCGATTCCTTTTTCTGAGGTGGTTGCAATATCTCTCTAGAAAAGAGACAGTGATGTCTGCAAAATACCATTGCTTTTGGTAAGCTTTCATCTTATTGCATACACTTTTATACCGCCTGTAGGTTCCAGAGGTGTAAGTATGGGATTGTTCTTCCACCATAAGCTCGTAGAATTCGATAAAATCGAAACGACTAAATCCCTTTTCAAATTCGTATAAAAATTTGTCTAAAGTGAGATAGGAATTATTAAGCCGGTATTGGGTTTTAATTTCTGTAATCCTTTTTTGGATATTTTCCAGAATCAGATTTACATCTAGATCCTTCTTACATCGTTCTTTTTTGGGATTCCATTCTTTGTGAAACGTATGTAGGTCCAACGCTATACGCTTTCTTTTACCACTTTGGGATACATGAAGAGTTAGAGGTGATCTGCCATCGGTCTTTCTAACATAGTTTCTAATGGCAAAATGAGTTGTAATTGGCACAAGGATTTTTTTTGTGTCATTACTTGTGTCATTTTAAGTTTAAATAGGCTTATTGTAGTCGTGACCATAAAAAAAGGGTTAAGTTAAACGTCTGTTTATCAAAACCCTAGCCTTTAAAATGAACCGTTGCGATGGTTACAAGTGATCGCGACAGAATTATAAACAACACTGTAATAACAGGGGTTACAGAATGGCGTGTGTCATTATTGTGACAACAGCAATACTTCTTTTAGCTTTTTTTGGATGCTTTCACTATCCAAAGCGATCTCTAATCGCTCCTCAAAGTGATCTTGTTTACTCCCTTCCTTCATGTAACGAGTGGGTGAATCTGTTTTATAAATATTATTATATTTTGGTAAGGTTCCAAATAGAAGATATTCAAAATTCAGTTTCCTCCCTTTTGTGACTTCATATATATGATCCAAGAACAATTCAAGGTTATGGGTCGAGATACCTGTCTCGCGTCTAGAGGCCTGTTGAAGAATACCTTTTGTCATACCGCATGCGCGTTCTATAGATGAGACTGTATAATTATTGTCCAAAGCAATCTCAATCATTCTTTTTACAATTCCATTTTTTTGCATAGTTCTTAGGTTTTAAATGTTAAATTATGCGACATATGAATTATTTATGAGATAATCCTATCCGTATTGAATACATATGTAGTATGTTTGCGTAAGTCAAACGTAAGTGACACGCAAATATAACGCAAATACGAGCGCGACAATAATATCTAATACAACACATATCTATGGGAATCGAAAAAGAAGACAAAGACAAAGTCAAAAAACTCACAGGCTACAACTATACTAGTCAGTTTCTTGAATATTTAAGAAGTAGAAATATAACGAATAAGAACGGCACTTCTTACTCAAAAAGCCATGTACGCTGGTATTTTTCCAATAAAACAAATGGTTCCAACCCTTTAGACGTCTTATTTATTGAGTTCTGGGAAGCCATTTCTAAAGAAAATAAAAGTAATGCAGAGCGCATTCAAAAGCTCTCCGACACTACCTCGGAGATACTAAAAAGTTAACCTTTAAAAATTAAAACTATGCAAACTCAATCATTTTTTAAATCACCAGCTGGTGTTTTTCCACAAGATCAAAGAGCGAATATTTTCGCAGATCCTAACACTACAAATCTTTATTTTATGAAATCCGGCAAGGTTTCAGAATTTTCAGAACTTTCCAAGGAATACAGAAGGCAAATCCTTAAGCGACTATTATCAGATCCTTGCGCTATGGCAGATTTAGGAACTTTAGGTTACACCAAGGCTTTAGAAAAATATTCCAAGTGCATGTTCGGCTCACTGGACCATGTAGAAGATTTTTCTACAGAGGGCCAGCTTGGCAAGCCAGACAATTATAGATGTTCGGACAATTGCCGATGTATGTTTTGGAAATCTAAATCTATAACATACAAGAACGAGAAGTTCACTTCCAGACAGCTCTTTTGTTTGGAGCTTATAGCGCAAGGACTTACTGATATCCAAATAGCCGATAGGATGGATATAACAGTTAACTCCCTTAGCGATCTTAAACGAAGATTACAGAAGAAACTCAACACCTTTTGCAAGACTTCTACAGCCGTACGAGCCATAAAACATAAGCTCGTAAGATAATTTTAACCCTGGCCACTTGGCCGTTGCGATAGGAGCCCTTCGGGGCTTCTTTTTTAATAACCTTTTAATTTTAATACCTATGATCACTAAAATTTATATAGCAGGAAAAGTATCTGGAGAAAACTTTCAAGAAGCTACTCTCAAGTTTGCTCAAGCTCAACTAGAAATTGAAGCTTTAGGATATGAAGTGGTAAACCCTTTGGAAATTGTTAACGATGGTAACGCCTCTTGGATCGATGCCATGAAACTTTGTATAAAATCCTTAGTTGACTGTGATGCCGTTTTACTGCTTCCAGATTATAGCAGTAGTAAAGGAGCTTTGCTTGAAAAGAGAATAGCTCTGCAGCTCGAGCTTACCATTTTTAAAGATTTAAAACTAATTCCCAAATTAATTAAATCATGAAAACAACACCTATAACTCAATACCAAGCTGATTTTATTACAGCTAATTATAAAACTATGTCGATGAAAGACATAACTGAGTATTTAAATATCCCTATTCCAAGGCTTAGGAAGTACATGGAATCAAACGAACTAACCGTTTCAAAAGAAGAAATCCAAGCCATAAAGACTGCTAATTATCTTAAGAATAAAGAAAAGATCCAGAAATCTAAGTCTGGAAAATATATACCATTTCAATGGATGCCATATTAATTTCTAAACCCAAAAACCATGATAAAACATAAACTTATACGTTCGCATATCAATAGGGCAGAGGCTCATTTAGAACAACTTCATAACAGCGATATTTTTACAGATTTAGAAAAAGAAATATTAGCTCCACACTACGAAGAACAAATAATGATCCTTAAACAAAAACTTACAGCCGATGTTTATTAAAAAATCTACCATAGAAAAAGTTGAAGACGTTGCCGATATTGTTGAAGTTATTGGTGCATTTGTTCAACTTTCCAAAAAAGGCGCTAACTGGTTTGGACTGTCTCCTTTTGTCGATGAAAAATCCCCTTCCTTTTCTGTTTCTATAACCAAGAATTTATGGAAATGCTTCGCCTCTGGCACTTCCGGTGTTGGTGCTCTTTCTTTTCTAATGGCCAAAAACTTTTCATATCCAGATGCTATTAAGTATTTGGCTGAAAAATATTCTATAGAAGTAGAATATGAGGATAAGGAAGCCGCCAAAAAGTACATGCAAAAGGAAGAGCGAAAAAACGAGCTGTTACCTCTTATGGAATCGGTTACCAAAAAGTTTGAAGAAAGTTTTTGGGCTCTGCCAGAAAATCATCCTGCTAAGGTAGAAGTGTTTCAAAATAGAAAATATACTAAGGATTTAGCCAAAGAATACCGTATAGGTTATGCGCCTGGACGTAAATTTATTTACGATTTGTGCGTAAAACATGGTAAAAAAGCAGATGCACAAGATATTGGTCTTATTTCAGAGAAAGGAGATAAGTGGGTAGATAGAGTCATTTATCCCCTCACACAGATGCACCAGGGTAAAAGCATTCCCATAGGAGTTTCTGGACGCCGTCTTTCGGACGAGAAGAAATATGCCAAATGGATGAACCCTATTAATTCCAAGATCTATAACAAAGATCGCTTTTGGTATGGTTTGGATAAAGCTCAATCCAGTATTGTAAAATCAAAACAAGCTTGGATTGTGGAAGGCTATAATGATGTAATTGCCTTTCAACGTTTTGGAATCACCAATACCGTAGCCCCCTGTGGTACCTCTATTAATACCAACCAGATAAAAGTTCTTAAAAAATCCTGTTCACATGTTATCTTTTGCATGGACCCAGACGAAGCTGGAAAGCGTTCTATACTTAAGTATGTTCAAGATTTCCTTAAGGTTGGTTTTAGAACTCACGTGGTAATATTAAAGGATGGTCTAGATCCAGATGATTATGTAAGAGCTATCGAAGCTGAGGACGAAGCTGCACTAGATCATCTTAAAGAAACAAAGACTTGGACAGATGGTTTTAAATTTCTTATCGACGAAAACAAAACCGATGATGAGATTGAAAACGCTCAGTTGGCCAAAGATTTTGTAAAGCTTATCCATCAGATAGATGATGAAGTGATGCAAGATATATACCTACAGTGGTTGGCCAAAGAAACTGGACAGAAAATAGCTACTATCAATAAGTACATGAAAGCTCAAGATATAGAAGAGCTATTGCCAGATAGAAATACCAGTCGTGAGTTTGATTTGTACGAGCTTCCGGACGAAGTAAAAGAGCCTTTGGAAAAGCTGCTGCCAACTATACAAAGGTATAGATTGTTCCAAGCCAATAGTATGATTTATGTTCAGTTTGGCGATGAAGCTCCTTATAGATTTAGATCCGTATCAAACTTTTCTATTGAGATCATTCAGCACATGAACGACGAGAAGTTTCCAAAGAAACTCGTCCGTGTTAGGAATATACACAAGCACGAAAGTGTTTTTGATATGGCTTCAGAAGCTATTAACACGCCCAATTCTTTTGAAAATGCCATTACAAACTATGGCAATTACCAATGGAGAGGGAAAAGAGAAGATCACCAATTGCTTAAGTCTTACCTTTTTGATGGCATGGGGACTGGTAGACAAGTGGAAGTTCTTGGCTGGCAACCAGAAGGCTTTTGGGTTTGGAATAACTTAGTTATTACAGAAGAAGGTGAAAAGCTAGATATCGATAAGAATGGGTGTTTCGACTATAAAGGGGTTGCTTATTACACACCTTCAGCCAATTCTATATTTTCCAGTAACCATTATAAATATGATGCGCAAAAGCGTTTTATTAGCATTAATACCAAAACTACATTTTTCGATATCGCCAAGCGAACATTCGATGTACACGGCAGTCATGGCCTTATGGGAATTCTATTTGGGATCTCTTCCATATTTCAAGACATAGTCGTGAAGGAGCTCAGTTCTTTTCCTATACTCTTTCTTTATGGTCCTCCCAGTTCTGGAAAAGACCAGTTAGCAGAAGTTGTCCAGGGTTTTATGGGGATGCCCCAGACTGCAATTAACCTTGAAGGAACTGCGAGTACAACCAAAGCTCAGATTAGAGAATTTGCACAGTTTGGTAACGGTATATCACAACTTTCAGAATATAAGCCTGGTGATCCTGGTATCGATGGTATACTAAAAGGCCTTTGGGATAGAAGAGGCTATAAGCGTGGTAATATAGAAAGCCACGTGGGTACAGATTCTATTCCTATCCTATCCAGTGCTATTATTACGTCCAACTTTTATCCCGATCAAGAAGCTCTTATCACGCGTTTAGTTTCAAATTTAATGGACAGGACCACTTTTAGCGAGCAGGAAGACAAGCATTATGCAGAGCTTTCCGATCTTATTAAAAAAGGATTTAGCGGTCTCACCAACCAATTTATGATTCATAGGAAAGATGTTGAAGACCAGTTCAAAGCACAATTCCGAGCCTTTAAGTCTTTTCTGAAGGAGCAAAACCCAAACGTAAATTCTAGGATGATCCAGAATCTTAGTGTTTTTGGGGCCATATACAAGATCACTTCCAACTATATTGAGTTTCCTTACAACATGTCAGATATAATGAAGGTCTTTAGCAAAGTGCTGCAGATGCAAATGAATAAACTAGACTCAGCAAGCATCATCAACAGATTTTGGGATTGTTTCTTGGCCTCACTTCGGGGAAACCATACAGATATATTAATTGCTGGTAGAGACTTTAGGTTAGATGGCCAGAAGCTATATTACTCCTGGACCAATGTGTACAACAAAGTATCTCGCCAGTGGTACATGCAGTATAAGGAAGGAATGCCAAGCAAGACCGTAATGAGCGATGCGCTTAAGAAAGAACCGAGTTGGGTAGATTATCTTAACTCGTTTCGATATTCGCCTGGGGTTTCCAGTTCTGCCTATTGTACAGACCTCTCGGAGCTTAACATCCGCGAGGAGATAGCAATGGCTATTCAGTTTCAGGAGGACAAGATAAATCCACAAACAAGTGCCTTCCCTCCACATGACGACGATTCCCCTGTTACCCCTGAAGAAGAAAATAATAAAGGAAAAAGATCTGAACTCCCGTTTTGAGTTCCTTACAATCCTACATTTATATAACTTATTAATAATCAATATATTAAGTAGTAAAAAGGTGTAGGAATGCTGTAAGGAAGTGTAAGGAAGTGTAAGGAAGTGGATTCGTGTTCCTTACACTTCCTTACACCTAAACACTATAAATGAAGTTTAACTATTTGATAATGAGTGATGTAGGAAGTGTAGGATTGTAAGGATGATTTCACCCTACCCCTCGACTATAAAAACAATAAAAATCTATAATTATGTTAGGAAAAATTGAAATGAGACTAGCTATTCCAGAAGATTTCAAAATTAGAAATGGCACCAGAGATGAGCTTAAGCAAGGCGCCATCTACTTTGTAGAAGATATGGACCTAGAAGATAAGATGCAGGGATGTTTTGTTTTGTCCTATGCTCAAGACTTAGAAGTATTCAAAGAACTTCTCGAAGCAGAAATGATCTACGTCCCTTTAGTAGATGAAAATTTAGTTGAATTTTTAAAACCAATCTAAAATGTATACACCCAAAGAAATGAAAACCATAGTTTACAACTGCAATACTATTGATGAGCTTATGCAAACTGTGGCTATTTTTAAGCAGCTGTTTAATGAAAATTTGATTAATACGTATTACAAACTGAGTTTGATCCTTATTATTAATTCCAAATTGGATTCTATATAAAAAATTCGATTTGTGAAGCGATATATTTCGCTTTTACTGCGATTATATTCGCAAATAAGGGTAAATTTGAGAAACAATAATCCTGTGTTAGACAAGAAGTTAAGCTATAATCCTTACATCTGCGAAGTCTTTCTAAGCTTCGATAAAGATCTAGATCATATAAGGGGTGCAGAGTTATCTCAAAACTTTTTTGATAGCATCCCTCCAGATACATTCGAGGCCATATATGTAAGTAGATCCAAAAACTCAATTTCGGGAGAGTTTTCAAGATAATAGATCTGGAGGTTTCTTTTCACAGCAAGTCGTGATAAGCATGCCTAGATCCGAATATGATCGCAGTACTAAAATAAAGAAACTTATTTCTGCCAGATATGTTTTTTTGAAACTGAGTAATGGATCTGTTTTAGTCATTGGTAGAAACGACCATAAGCAAAATAAAAAATTGAATTGCGAGTACACTTCCAATGAGCAGCTGGCACAATTTCAATACACCTGCAGGAGTATTTTTTCTGCAGGCTTTTTGCAATTGGATGGAGCAGGATTCCCTTACCAAATACCAACACAAACCCCTTAGTATGAGTATTAGAACCAATTATAGCGAATTACAAACCAAAGAAGATAGCCTTGAGCAAATCCTAAGACTTGCTGGTTTACCGGATAAGTTTAAGCTAAGGGCATTTGAATTTAATCTGGTTCGCGCCAAAATAAATCATCTTAAATTTTTACTAGACAATTTAGAGCTTTCTGGAGGAGAAGGTATTGCAGGCTTACAAATTGTTCTTTTTCGGTTTTTTATTGGAGGCTTCGAACCTTCATCCTATGCTACTTACCTTAATAATAAAAATTCTTTTGAGGTTTTACCTGGGCAAATACCAAAATTTAGGTTTCTTATCTATTTACCAAACCAGTTGCCAAAGATTACGAGCTATTCTATAAGAGGAGAGCAGCAAGGTATTTTTGGAGAGGGTGGGAGTCGACTTCTTACTGAGGCAGATCTATTTGTAGATTTTGAGCGTAATGCCTCTGCAGATGAGTTAGAAGAAGAGACTGAAACTCAAATAGTAACATTTCCTAACATTTCTGGAAATATAGAAGAGTGGTTACAATCTCAAGATCCCGTTATTACTATTCAACCACAAGATGATGGATTGGTTGTTTTTCGAGGCAAGTTCCTTGGAGAAGACCAGTCTTATTTTTTCGTTGGTCCTCGTGGAGATTATGGAGTAGATGCAGATAATACCGCCTTAGCAGAGCATTTTGAGCCCCTTCGTGAGTTCGATAATTCTATCACAATTGAAGTAGACTATGCTTTAGACCAGAACAGCAACAATCCGGTCCGTAACAAAGCAATATTCGATAAGTTTCAAGAAACCATAGAACTTATAGAAGCGTCCATCGTCACTGAAACTTCAGAACTTATTAATGATGGTGCAGATGGGATTCACCCCTTTATAGATGAAGTAGAGCAAGAAGTAATTATAGGAGGTGTGTACGACAACTTTCAAGTAGAAGGAAATATAATAGTAGCTACAAATACAGATGGAAAAGCTGTATTCACTGGGTTTAATATTTCGGAAGATTACAAAATTATATACCTTATCAACAACTCAAATTTTGAAATTCAAATTGATAATGAAAATTCTAGTTCTTTAGAAGAAAATCAAATTTCATTACCAAACAATACCGCAAATGTTGGTCTTCAAGGGACTACCAAATTTGCATATATTACTAAGGGAGGCTTAAACAAATGGCAAATTATAGATGTCTTTGGTTCTAGGTATATGCCAGAGCATCAAGGTCTAGACCAAGATGCAGCAGTTGTAGTAGGTGAAGGCTCTGTGAGTAGATCCAAACAGATAGTAAATCTGTATGAGTCAGACCCATCTATTACCTCTTCTACTCTAACAGATGCAGAGCTTAACATTCGTGTTCCTGGAAGGGTTATTGGATTTGAACTTATTTGTGAAAATGCTGGTGACAACGGAATCGTATATAAGCTAGTAAACGATACAACAGGACTTTGGAAAAAATTCATTTTAACATAAAAAAATATGTCAACATACACAGCGGATAATGTAATTTTCGGATATCAATTTAACAATTTGGCGTTTACAGTACCTACACCAGAAATAACGGACACATCTCAAGATCCTTCTGTTACTGGTAGATTCTTTAGCGGTAACACTTTTCGAGATAATGATGTTGTTAACGAAATGAGGATTAGTATCACATTTCGTATTTTTAGTTTACAAACTCAAAAACTAACAATAGGCTGGGGGGATGGTACTTTTAGTGAAAAAAATCTAAGTGTAGCTAATAATGATATTGCTAGAAATGAGCACGAATACACGGATGGACTAGATGAGCACACTGTCGTATTTACTTTTGAGAAGCCTAAACAAATAGAGAGCATAAACACAGTAAATGTTAATGTAGGCGAAATAATTCCTGAAGACATTAAAAAATTTACCTCTCTAAGATCACTTATATTTAGAGTAGAAAGTGGAATAAAGTCGTTTCCTGAAGATTTAAGTTCTTTAAATCTTCTAGATACTCTTCAAATTGAAAATGCAGAATTACCAAAAATTGATAGTAGTTTATTTTCATTACCACTTAAAAATTTAAGTTTTTTAGGTTCAATTGATTTCAGCACATCCGAAGCCTTAGAAAGTCTATCAAGGCTTCCTGAATTTGTATTTTTAGAATCGCTTAATTTTACCAGTACAAGTCTAACAGAGTTCCCTCTTAGCTTCATTAATAGAAACCTTTTAAAGGAACTATCTATTGGTGGTGATAACCCCTTTTCTACTCTCCCGCAAAATATACCAACTTCTTTAGAAAATTTAGATTTAAAAAATAAATCTCCTAAGCTAACTTCTTATGTTAATTTCGACAGACTAATAAATCTTACAAGTGTAGATTTTACTAATACTTTTGATAATCAAAATCTTTTAATTGGAGATGAAATTTCTTTTTTACACAAATTAAAAAAAGTAACACACAAAGCTACTAATACACAAATTCAAACTGATTCTGTCATAAATAATTGGTTCAACTTTATCGTTACTAGAGTTTTTGCGAGTATAGAGGAAGGTAGTGGCAATGATAAGTTTAGAGATATGAACTTTTTTTTAATTCAAACTGCAAACCTATTTAATCTTCCTAGCGGAAATTACCAAGCCCCAAATGGTTTCCAGAAGAATGTTAGTAATGGTACGCCTGCAAATGAGCTAGAAAAAATTTATTGTCTTGTAGAAAATTACGGTCATACTTGGGAAGTAGGGGACGGGGTTACAAATGGAGGAACACAAACATTTTCACCATCATAAATAATAAAAATAAAAAAATATGTCAAAAATAAATGCAGTTTTCGTAAGCAAAGAGAAAGTAAAATTCTCTAGTAAATTCAATACCAGAATTAATGAAGAAGTTGTAAAAGCTACATTCACTAATATGTATCTCACAGAACATACATTAAAAATTACAGGTATTTGGAGTTTTACAGATTCCGAAGGCAAACAAAGAAAGATAAATGATATTTCGTTCACCATGCCTAATGCACTAGTTGCTCAAACAGAGCATATGATTGGTAGGATAAATGAGGCTAATATATATTCTTATGCTACTAAGAGAATACAACAGTTTTTCTCGAGCATTCTCGACCAAGAATACGCTAAAGATCCTCAGTCTAATTTTGGATTAAAGGGGAGAGATGTGAAAATAGTAAATCAATAATAATAACCAATAAACCAATAAACATTATGGAAGAATCTAATATAAAACACGAAGACATTTACAACACAGCAACGTCTGGCCAGTATGGTATCGTGAAACTTATAACTGATCAGAAAAGTAAGCGCGGAGTAAAATTTGTAGGTATCCAAGCCGGAGAAAATAATAGCTCATTCATTGCAGATCTATCAGGCATCGGCGATAAAACATTCGCTTGGAATCTTGACAAAGGCCAATCGATACTTGGTCCATTTTCTAATATTAGAGAGGTCGTTGGAGAGCTTGCTTGCTTTGTTACTAAATAAATAAACTATTATGAAATTAGGAATTGGACTTAGCTTAGCTAATCATAAATTTATAGGTGGCATTGTAAGCAAAGCCTTCATTATAGAAGTCAAAACCGATGAATCTGGAACATCTAACGACAATCAATTTGAATTCACCGGTGGTCAAGGAAACTATGATGTCGTAGCCAAACAAAATAATATAATAGTTCAAACCTTCAGTGACCTATCAGATGATGCCACTATCACCTTTGCTAATGGAGCAGGAACTTATGTATTAGAAGTAACCCCAAAGGAAGCTAGCCCATTCAATAGAATAAGATTTAGGTTTAATGAATCAAATGACTCTGATAAGTTTTTAGATATTAAACAGTTTGGAACTACTTTATGGACAAGCATGGAGGAAGCCTTTTCTGATTGTACTAATTTAGTTGGCACTTACACAGATGTTCCTAATTTAATTAATGTAACTGACATGAGACGTATGTTCAGGGGTGCTAACTTTAATAATATAGTTACAGGATGGAATGTAAGTAATGTTACTGATTTTACAGAAACATTTATATTCTGTAATAATTTTAACCAAGATTTAAGTTCTTGGGATACTTCTAAAGGTATTAATTTTGGTAACTTTTTAAGAGGCACATCATTTAATCAACCATTAGTAAATGCAGTAACTTCAAATGCCACAGAAATAGATGGGATGTTACGAGACACACCATTTGACCAAGATATTAGTTCTTGGGATGTTAGTAATGTAATTGATTTTAGTGGTTTTTTAGAAGGTGGAGAACTTTCACCTACAAATTATGATTTATTGCTTAATAGCTGGGCATATCAAAATGTAAAACCAAATCAATCATTTCATGCTGGAACTTCAAAATTTACAAGTGCTGGGCAAGTTGCAAGAGATCGTTTTATTCAGTTTCACAATTGGTCAATTATTGACGGAGGTTTAATTTAATAGTTAAAATTATGGTAAACAATCACAAAGACATAACAAAGCATTACTACGTAGCTAAGAACGAAGATAACACTATTTTTCATTATGGAAAAATTATTGAAGGTCAAGTATTTAGCACCAGTATGCCTATTAAAACATTTTCCAAAAATGAGGATATGATATCTTTTATAGAAGAGAATGGTGGAACCTATATTGATAATGATTTATTATAATATTTAAAAATCTTTAATGGTTACAATAGAAAAAAATCACCAGCTCCTTCCTTGTAAAATAAGGCCATATCTTATCCCTTTTATAGAGAAGGAATTTGCGGTTAAAGACCAGGCGTTATTCGATGGGGTTATGGCCAAAATTGTAGACATTTCACTTCACAATAGTTTTGGTAAGATCATCCGGATGATGTGCGATAAGGCGTATAAACCAGAACGAGACCTACAAAAGTTTTCAGTCTTTATCCGGGTTAAAAATTCGTACACCAAAAAACAATGGGAAGGCCAAATCTATAAATATGCGTCTGGCGAATATTCTTTTCTCGATCTGCCCAACGAAGGTGTGGAAATTATTAACGATCACTTTGAGGGAATTTTTTCTCAATCTCTTTTATTCTATTTGGAAGGTCACCAAAACGGAGATTCAGAAAAAGGACTTCGTAAAGGCATAGATCTGTTTATGCAAAAATACAGTCTTTACGATTTTGATGTAGATCCAGAAGCCTTAAGACGTGCTTACTACAGATATGTGAATGAGAACAAGAGATTAAGTTTTTTTTGCACCAAAAAATCAAGGCGAAATATCAAGACAAATTAAGTGTCACACTTTAATGAGCATAATGTTAGCAATTTTGAATAGTAAAATTTAATACTATGAAAAACAAAACATCTGTAATACTTACCATTGTACTTGGCATGTTTCTTTTGCCCAATATTATACAATGCTCCTCCAAAGCTGAAAAAATAACTGTGGAAGCAGTTCAAGTAGACTCTTTATCTACAAAAGAAATATACGACCAGATACTAGTTTATTTTGATATTAGAGAACTAGTAAGTCCGGGGGTTTACAGGAAATTTAAGGACAGAAGCGATTATTTTTTTCTGGCTAGATTCGATATTCGTCTACTTGAAAACTTGCTCTGGATAAGAAAAAATGTTAATTCAGGTATTACGATCAACAACTGGATGAATGGAGGAAATCTGGATGAAAGAGGTCTTAGAGATACTTCCACGCCAATGCTACAGAAAAGAGCTCGAGAAAATGATCCATGGTTATCTGGACATGTTCTAGCTATGGGTATAGATTACGATGTGAACGGGCAAACAGCAGAAGAGCATAGGGAATGGCTTAGAGAAAGATCTTCTATGCTTCCTTATCCTATCCGATTAATTAGAAAAGTGAACAATAGGCAAATCACATGGGTACACTTAGATGTTTGCGATCTGCCCTATAATCCAAAAGTTTTTCAATTCGACATGTAAAAAAATAAACAGATGAAAATAGATAAAACACTAATACTTAGTATTGTCATTGTCTTATTAATTATTCTCAATATAAAACAATGGTCTGATCCTTATAAAACTGAAACTATCTCTGTAAAAGTGCCAGAAAAAAAAGGCAGTTTTAAGTTTAGCTATGATGTTTTGCAATTTCCGATTAAACAAGAAGATTCTATAGTGTATAAAGATTCTATTATCTACATCAAAAACAAAGTTAATATTAAGCTTGCAGAAGATTATAAAAATCTAAAATCTGAATTTGATAGATATAAGCTATTCTTAAACGCCATTAGGATACAAAACTACTCGAAAACTTTTGAGGATAGTTATTTCTCTGCTACTGTTACAGGCGGAGTTCAAGGCGAAGTTCAGTCTATGGCATTTGATTACAAAATCAAGTCTAGAAGAATTAAAACGGATACAGAAGTTAAAAACTATCGTTTCGGCATAGGCCCACAAGTGGGTATGAATTATACCTTATTAGGTGGTTTTACGCCATATATTGGTGTAGGATTAACTTATACATTAATCAGGTTCTAATATTGCGACATATGTATTATATTTACTGAGTAATTCTCATGTTTAATTTTTGTTTAAGTTTAAGGCTCTCCTAGTGAGAGCCTTTTTTATTGCTTAAAAACGTGTCACACGACTAGACCGACATATATCGCATTTTTGATAAACAAATGTAGATTATGGACGTTAACAAAGCATTATTTGAAATTTCCCGAGGAGAATGGGCTTTCCATGTAGACTCTCTTTCACTGTGGCTTCCTACAGCTGTTAATCTTATAGAGCGTAACGCTATAGAATTGCCTACTACCCAAGAAAGTGCTGGTATTACTTTCCTTAACGAAAGTGGAAAAGCTGTAAGCGCTATGGATGTGATAGAAGAAAATACAAGACAAGATGTTGTCGCTGTAGTTTCTGCTATTGGTCCCATGATGAAGTATAGTGGGCTTTGCACCAAAGGAGCAGATTCGCTTATTAATGAGATGAAACTAGCGATGGATCTTCCTGCTGTAAAAGCTATAATCTTAAATATAGATGGTCCAGGAGGTAGCGTTTCTGCTGTATCTGCATTTCAAGAATTTCAACCCCAAAAGACAAAGCCAATTGTGGCTCTCGTAGATTTATGCGCTTCTGCACATTATTGGGCTGCTTGCTTAATAAGTGATCACATTATGGCTAGAAATTCTATTTCAGCTGAAGTAGGTAGCGTAGGGGTAATGGTTTCTTTTATCGATAACCGTGAAGCCCTCAAAGAAAAAGGATATAAAGTGCATGAGATTTTTGCACCAGAAAGCGAACACAAGAACAAAGCTTTTTTACTGGCGAGAGAAGGTAAGTATGATATGATCCAGGAAGATTACTTGTCCCCATCTGCCAAGAAGTTTCAAGCAGATGTACGCTCAGCTCGTCCTAATCTTATAGAAGAGGTAGGTGTTCTTACTGGAAAAACCTTCAAGGCAGAATTGGCAGAAGAATACAATATGATAGACAGCATTGGCAACATGCAAAAGGCCGTAGAACGCGCTCTTTTACTGGCTGAAATAAGTGAAGTAACTAATTATTAACCCCCAATAAATATATTAAAATGAATCGATTAAGCAAGACTATTGGTTTTCTCTGGGCCATTTTGGGGATTCAAAAAACTCCCATAAAAGAAGGGAAATTGGATCTTACAGAAGACCAAGAGAAAAAGATCATCGAGGCACTCGGTGAGAAAGACTTCAAAACTATGGTAAAGGCCATAAACAAAGAAGCAAAGAACGTACTGGACGAAGAGTCAAGTAAAAAGCTTATTGAAGATGCTCGCGCAGAATTCAAACAGAGCTTAGAAGCTTCCGGCTATAGCGAAGAAGAAATTCGCGATATGGCGAATAAAGGATCTGCAAAAGATGGTAAAGGCGATACGCCTAAAGCCAAGAATGGAGAAACTCCATCTACAGATGCAAGTCTGGAAGGCCTTATCTCAGATTTTAAAGCCTACCAGAAAAGGACAGACATAATGATCGCCAAGCTCATAGAAGATCCTGAGCCAGATCCAGTGATTCCACTTAATAAAAATGGAGATATGAAGAATTTAAAGCACTCTGCCACACATCTTTTTGGTGATGGCCAAGCTCTTAACGAATTCACAGGCAGACCATGGAACCAAAGAGCAGCTGGACTTACCAATAGTCTAACTTCTTGGGATGGCACAGCTGGGGAGATCAACCTGCAACGTCTTAATGGCGATGTTGAGCTTTTCTACAGAGAAAACCCAAGCACTATAGAATCTCTACACAGAGATATGATTGAGCTTCCAAGCTTTTGGCAAACTAGGTTTGGTGTAAAAGACAGAATAAGTGATGGTAAAATAGTTTCAGACGAGATTACACAAGCAAGAAAATTGCCTTGGTTAGCCAAAAACAACCAAAGAATCCAGCCAGAAACTCGTGAAATATTTGATGTTAGTATCGATTTAGAATGGGTAGGAGACGATTTACAAAAGTATGAGAAAAGCTGGTTACAAGGTATAATGAGCATGGAAGGATCCACTCCTTACAAGATGACGTTCGTTCAGTTTTTGGTGACAGAGCTTATGAAAAAAGCTAAGGCCGAGGATAGAATGTCCGCTATAAAAGGCGTTTATGTTGCTACACCAGATGATGCTACAGTAGCCGGTAGAGCTATTAACCGCCAGAATGGTTTACTTTATCAGCTGTACAAAGGCGTCTATATAGACAAGAAAGTAAAAGTGCCTTCTATTGGTTTACCAACTCCAGAAAACATCGTGGATTACGCACAACTTGTTATTGAAAAAAATATAAAAGAAGAAAGCAAAGAAGCTTCCAATCTTGTGTACTATATGCCAAAAGATCATGAGAGATGGTACAAAACGAGATATAGACAATTAAGAGGTGTGGAAAATGATTTCACATCAGAGGATCGTCTCACCATAGAGAACTACGAGAATATACGTATTGAGCCGTTGCATGATCTTAATGGTACAAATGTCCACATTATTACGTTCGATGATAATATCGAAATCATGGAAGATGTCCCTAACGAAAAAGGATTATTAACTTTTGAGAGACTTAAGAGAATTATCTATGGCCATGCAGACTATAAGTTTGCTTGTGCATTTATTCACTTAGGTACAGAAGTAACAGATGATGATCCAGATGCCTTCAAGGTGCAAACCGTATGGACCAATGGTGTTTTCCCTTTCAAGAGCGATTTCTACATTCCTTTTCATGACGATAAGTCTGGAAAATTGAAGGTCACTTATTCTAATTTAAGCATTGTACCTGGTTTCGAAACCGACATTGCGACTTTGGAAAAAGCCAACCTTTTTGAAGGACAAACTATAAGAATAAGAGGAAACACATCTGGGGTTACGTCTAGCGTGAAAAACAATGCAAATTTTGATTTGGCATCTAACGCAGATTACGATCTTAGTTCTGGCGGTACATTAACCTTGGTGGTTACTGCTGGGCTTACGCTTAGAGAAGTTAAGAGAACCACAGAAGCAGTAAATACTCCTGCAGAAAACTTCACTTTCGATTCTGCTACAGTAGATCTACTTGATGGTATTACACAAATCTTTAATGGTGAGGCAACGACCCTTACAGGAATAGAAAATGGAACAGAGCAGCAAAAATTAACTCTGCTTAACTCTGGTGAAGCTAACTTGACTGTAAATAATATTGCAGGAAATGTTTCTGTAGTTACAGAGGCGGTTGTTAAGCCAGGTGATACTTTGGTATTGACTCTTATTGATGGAGTATTTACAGAATTCTCTAGAACAATAGCATAATAATTTATAGGCAAGGCGGCACCAGTCGCCTTGCTTTTAATTTTTAACACACAAAAAACAATGAAATTAATTGATAAAAACAGACAGTTATCTAGTCCAGGAGGACCAGTTGCCAAGTCGCCTTTCATTACTATAATGAAAGTAGAAGATCTTGCTTCTACCCCACAACCAAATGCTAAAGGCGTTTTGTTGGAAGGGTTATATGAGATGAAGCAAGGAAAAGAACCTTTCAAAATCTACAATACAGGCTCTTTTCAAAACTTCGGTTTTGAAACTGATGGGGATGAGGATGCCGCAAGCATCCAGAAAACACTTACAGCAAGATTTCCTGGTGATGGCCTAGAAATAAGAGAATTTGTAGGCGGGCAAATGGATATTGAAGTCATCGTCCTTTTTGGTGGAGGCTGTGGTCAAAATCAAAAAAGCGTTATTGGAAGTACTTGTGCGCCAATAAAGATGAGAGCAAACTTTACGATGGATAATGATACAACTCACTATGAGTTAACATTTTCCAATATGAGTAATGATAACCTTATGCCAGGTTTATTTGGTGGGCCAGATCCTGTTGCTAACGTTTTTGTAGCAGATGCTGTAGATCTAGAATTCCTAGTAGCCAATGGTGCACTAGTAAAACTACCAAGTTCTGCAACAGGAGAAGCTGTGGGAGTTACAGATATAGACTTTCCATCTGGAACCTTTGTAAGCGTCATTGGTGGCGGTGGTGCAGATCCAGCAGTTATAAGTGATGCTGCAGGTACAGATGCCAAGTTTGTCTTGAAAGATGGAACAAGCTTTATTGGTCTGGACAATGCTAGAATCACCTTTGAAGTCTTTATTGCAGGAACAGATACTTTCTTAATTGAGCGGTCTAGATCATAGATAATAGTGCAAAAATTATAAAAGCCACTACACATTTTGTAGTGGCTTTTTTGTTGTCACACCTTACAGTCTTACTTATAGGCATCTTTGAGATCTAATCATTAATAAGCCTTATGTTATGGACAAGAAAACAGTAATAAGTATCCTAACGGATCAAAAACAAGACAAGAGACAGAAGTTCTCTATGTTGCTTATGGCGCTCAATCAAGCACCAGTGAAAAACTTTGCCTTAACAGCGCATTATAATAGGGTTGGTTATTCAGACAAGAATTTGAAAGCTATCGTTTATGATGTCAAAAAAGGACACAACATATCATTATTAGATCTAAATGCGTTTGAAAAAACACCAGTTGAAAAAGTTGAAGCTCCAAGCCAAGACAATTTAAATTCAGAAGAGAAAGAAGTAGAGGAAACTAAGGCGGATAAAGAGGAAAATAAAGATAAGCTTAAACTTGAATCTCTTAATGAAGAGCTGAAGGCTATGGATATCGAAAATGCAGAATACAACACTATTAAAAAACTTGCTTTTGGTCTGGCCAATGAAATTAATATCGATTTTCCAAACAAAAGGGCAGACACGCTTAAAGCATTTTTGACTGAGCAAAAAAAAGCTTGGCCAACGAAGCATAAGAGAGCTTTTTCCGTTCTTAAATAAGCCGAACGTTCCGGACAAGCTCAAGATTTTGACCTCGGATATGATTTCGGCTTTTATATTTGTAAATGAGAATAGAAAAAAACTTGTTCTAGATCTAGAAAATAAATCTTTGAGCCCAAAGGATTCTTTTAAAATTGCCCAAAGTATAGTCTTGGCGTATCAAGAAAATCAATTGGCATTTAATGAGCTTTTGCATTACCAGGAGAAAGGGGAGATATTGGGTAAGCATTCTATTTTTGACGATGAAAACCTTAGGGCTGGCATTACTAATATGTGTGATCTAGACGCCCTGAAGCTCTACAAAAATATGAGTTCTCAAATCTCTAGGTTAAGGACTAAACTAAAAGTAGATCCTCTAGATGAAGAGGCTCTTAGAAACTTAAAATTAAAAGAGACTAAACGCCAACTTCTAAAAACTAAGCTCAATGAAAAACAGATTCTTTGATTTGCAGCAACTGCCAAAAGAAGAGGCGAAAGATGAGATGTCTTCTGTCTTTAAGTCCAAATACATCAATAAGCATTTTGAAAAAATAGCCCATCTGGACAAAGATCTCAAAAGGCTTCCTACTGTGGAAGAGTTCTTTTTTTTGCAAACAGACAACTCTTTTAATGCGTTTACTTTTATCCCCTTTATAGCTCAAAATCATAATATACAGCATCTTTACATTTGTACATATTCTATAAGTAGAAGGGTTATAGACGCCTTGATAGAACTGTACGATAAGGGCTACTGCGACCAAATCACTTTAATGATTTCAGATTCTCTTATTAAAAGAAATCCTACCACTATGGAGCTCCTAGCAGCCCAGGTAAGTAGTAGAGCAAATTTTATTGTCAACTATTCCTGGTCACATGCCAAAGTCACACTTATTAAGACGCAAGATGCTTATTTTGGTATTGAAGGATCTGGAAATCATAGTGAAAATGCCCACTACGAGCAGTACCTATTTTATAATTCAAAAGAAACTTATGAATTCAGAAGAAAGATTTTTACCGATGTTAAAATCAGAGCTAAGGCTATCGGAGGAGCAATACAGCGAAATTGAAACACTAGCAGCTGCAAACTATGCCCCAAGAAGCATAGCAAAGTATTTGGGTGTCAACGAGACCCATTTTATAAAAGAGTGGAAAATAAATACCTCCCTAGTAAGGCATCATTATGACAAAGGGTTGCTCGAGGCAGAATTTCTTATTGCTGAAGGACTTCTTACCCATGCCAAAAGTGGAAATATTACTGCAGCACAAGAATTTAAGAAAATAGCAAGAGTGCAAAGGGTAGAAAATTTAAAGAACGACATACTATTTGGCCATGAAGATTGAAGATATCACTCTAGAAGACATACAGGACTTTATTCACAATGGAAGCCGTAAGGAAGCTCCTAGTGAGGTCGTGGAAACACTATCTAAGCTAGAGAAAATACATGGCATGTATTTGAGGTGGCAAAGTAGAGATCACATTATAAAGCATTTGGAAAAAGTAGATGGTTATTCTTACTATCTCGCCAACAAGTGGTACGATATGATGACGGAGTATTTCTATGCAGAGCGGCAAGTCAGCAAACAAGCTCACAAGAATAGATTAGCAGAAAAGCTAGAAAATGGAATAACACTCGCCCTGAAGCTTGCAGAAAGCTCCAAGGATGTTGTTATGGCTTTAGGTAAAATAAAAGACATCGCAGAAATACTAGAAATCAATAAAGAAGATGCCATGGAGTTTCCCGAAGAACTTTTGGCCAAACCCTTCAAAATGTATTCTGTAGATGCAGAATTCTTGGGCCTACCAAAACCAGATAGGTACAAGCTGGCAAGATTTATAGATGAATATCCAGAATTGAGCGAAAAAGAACGAAATTCTTTAAGAGAGGAAGCAGATTTATTGCCTTTTAAATTATTTAAACCAGACCATGAAAACCCAAGGTTACAAGAAAAGTAATACAGAGAAGCGTTACGCTACCGTAATAAAACAAGTTATAGATCTATCCAAGCCACAACACGTAAAGATTGTAGCTGGCCGTGGTACTTCCAAAACTACAGATATTCTAGCAGATAGAATTATGGATGTTTGCTACGAAATGCCCAGAGCTCGCTTTGCCATAGTGAGTGATACTTATACAAATGCTTTAGAAAATGTTGTGCCTTCTATTCTGGAAGGCTTCAATCGTAAAGGATGGATAGAAGGCGTTCACTATGTTACAGATGTTGCACCTCCAGATCACTTTCAAAAAAACTACAAGCCTGTTCTCAAATTTAAGCATACTATATCCACCTACTTAGGAAATTTGATAAAGCTTGGCTCCTTAGATCAGGTTTCTTCTGTTGCGGGAGATTCTTATCAGCATGTATTTGGTGATGAAGCAAAATATCTAAAATCCAAAAAGCTCAACAAATTAATGCCTGCATTACGGGGTTTTCCAGAAGCCTCCACATCTCCTTTTTACCTTGGCACCACATTTACTACAGATATGCCCAATGTCACCATGGGCGATCAAGATTGGATATTGAAAGGGGCTAAAGAAATGGACCAGGATAAATTCTTACATGCCTTACAAGTGGGTATCGTCATAAATGAGATTCGTATAGAAATGAAAGAAGCTCACGACAAAGGCCATTATGATAGGGTAAAGAAACTCGATAAAAATCTCGTACGATGGATGGAGCGTCACAACAGAGTAAGAAAGAGTCTTACCTTTTTTCATATAAGTTCCTCTTTGGCCAATGCAACCATTTTGGGTGCGGACTATTTTATCAATTCCCTTAAGGATCTAGGACAAGAAGAAGCCAAGGCCAGTATATTATCCTTCAAGCCCAATATTGAAAAAGGAGAGCGTTTTTATATCAATTTAAATGAAGATCACTTTTATTACGATGGTGTAAATAATCAATTTTACGAGAGTAAAAAACTTACCGAAACTTTTGAAGCTTCCTCTTTAGCGCTTAGATACCTAAATCATAAAGCACCTATAGAAGGAGGTATGGATTTTGGAAACCAGACCAGTTTGGTAATGGGCCAGGGAAACGATCGGCTTTATAGAATAATTAAGGAGTTTCACACCCTTGCCCCGGAATCTAGCAAGGAGTTGGCCAAGAAGTTTATAGATTTCTTTAAGTACCAAAAAAACAAAGTTTTGTATTTATGGTATGACCGGGCAGGAAATCAATACCAGATGATTAAGCGAGATTTTGCGAACGAGATCAAGGACCACATAGAGAATTACGAAGGCACCAAAACAGGCTGGACAGTTGTTCTTAATTCCAAAAATCAGGCGAATATTCTTCAGGAAGAAGAATACCTATTTACCAAAAAGCTTATGGGTAATTATTATCCAAAATTACCGGAGCTTATGATCGATGCTTTGCAATGTCCAAACCTGAAATCTTCTCTCGAGCTTGCCAAAACAAAAGTCACCAAAAACGCAAAAGGTCAAACGGTGATCAAGAAGGATAAGTCTAGCGAAAAGCTACCGCTTAAGCAGCTGCCCATGTATTCCACCAACTATTCCGATGGGTTTAAATACTTGCTTTATAGAAAAAACTGGGTGAAGATTAGCAACGGTCGGAGCATTTACCAGACCAGTGATCCAGAGGTTTATTAGTTTTTAATGTTAAATATTCTTAAATAGTCTAATATATTAGAATATTAGACTTATATTTGAGTAACCTTAAAAACAAAAAGCTATGCAAACTTACAATTACACTTATGATGGAAGAGCAATAACAAAATCACAATTTGAAGCTGCTGTACCTAAAGAATGGGAGAAAGATTATGACAAAATTAACGGCTACTCTTATGGATATTATAGAGCAAATTAAATAATAAAATTCTCTGGAGATAACATCAAAGGGGTTTTATATAATTATCGAAATGCAACTAAAAACAAACCATCAATTTCTCGAAGAGATAAAAAACACAGCTGCGAAAAAAAGGATTTCCCTTATAGAACTTCCTAAGATAATAGGGATGAAACAATCTACCTTTTATAGGAATATGAGCGGCAAAGGTTTATTTTCTCTTCACCATTCTATTCTATTGGCAAATGCTTTGGACCTCAAGCTTCATTTGGAAGTTTAGAGGTTGAAGCTTTTAGAAATAGGGTTGTTAACGCACTACGGCTATGATTAGTTGCGGATAAATTAACACTAACTTAATAAATAAACAAATGGAAGAATTACAAGAATTAATTAAATTTTTAAAAGACAAAGGTTTTACAAATACCAAAATAGATGTTGATCTTCTTTGTGGTATAATCGAATACTTTGGAAGCAAGCAAGAAACTAAGCAATTAATTATAGCCGATGTTGTGAAATCGTTTACTGCGGAAGAAGTAGTGAACGAACTAAAAGAAAGCGAAACATTAGATGATGCAATAAGTTTCTTTAATAGCCAAAAGTAGCAGTATATGTTATACAACGCCCGTATAAAAACACGTTTTAATGTGTTTTATACATCGTTATCAAAAAGATTTTATACCATTGCGCGTTTAGAAAGTTTATGCTTTAATGAACTTGAAGATAAGCAATGAACATCGGGCGTAAGCCCGATTTTTTTTGAATAAAAAAGGGGCCTCATTCTGGCCCCGATTTATTTTATAACATTCCTTCATCAGCAAAACTGAAATAACCTTCACGGCTAAAAATTAAATGGTCCAAAAGTTTTATGTCCAAGTAGCTTCCAGCAGTCTTAATTTTTATTGGTTATAGTTTTTGTCGGGTTCACTCGGATTGAGAGTTCCGCTGGGGTGGTTGTGTGCTACAATTATGCTTGTGGCATGCCCTAAAATTGCAGTTTGAAAAATTAATCGAATATCTACTACTGTGCTGGTCATGCCACCGGTTGAAATTCTTTTTACTCCTAAAATTTCATTTTGATTATTGAGAATAGCAACAAAAAAATTCTCTCTATAATCCATTTCATCCTCAAAGAATAGGCGCAGTATTTTTTCAACATCAAAAGAAGATCCAATCTTGTTTCCTAAGATATTTCTAGGCTTGTAGCTTATTGAAATTTCCTGTATTTCGCTTAGCTCACTTTTTAGGCTCATTTCGGTTTGATTAGTTTTCATAAATAGAGGTATAGTCGTTAATTGTGTTTTGATTTTCCTCTATAAACATCTGGGAGATGTCAAAGGCTTGAGAAAAGTTGCCTTTTGTTTGCCTAGAAAAACAAATAAAATCGGCTTCAGAAAAACAATGTTCAAAACCGCTCAATTTTAGTATTTTTTGTACCCTGTCTTTCAGAGTGTTTTGGGTATCTTTGCGTGAAAGATTTGACTTTTGCATAGTTCAATTTTTTAAAGGTTACCTAAACACACTGTTGTCGCAGTGTGTTTTTTTGTTATATAAATATACTGATTATCAGCGTATTAGCCTAATTTTTACCTCTCTATATTCTAATATAATAGAGAATTTAACACATTGTTAATCTTTGCGTGTTTCATTAAAAAAACCCTGTGTTTACCCTAATTGACTAAAACCTAAATTTGTTAACACGCTGATTATCGGCAACTTAACCCTAAAACATTTTTAATGTTTTAGGGTTAAGTCTTCGAGCCCCACCCCGCTCAATCGCTAAAACATGATTGCGCCACCCCTCCACCCATTAGAAATATGGCGCATCACTCCGAACGAGCGCCCAACCAACCTAGATAAACAGGGTCACTAGCTCACTTGTCACACCCTTAACCAGTACTCTACTCTATACTTGTAGAAACTTCTAACCAATGAGTATCAACAGGGCTAAAGTAGCAGTGAAGCAAATGAGAGAGATGTCTCACGCAGGCATACCCTTTTCAATTACTTATCAAACCTTTAACCATACCAAAGGAACATCCAAAGGAACTAAGGTTGTTGATAAAGCTATACTACGAAAAGGCTACAAGAAGGACCAGTCTAGTAAGAGTGATATGCTCATTGCTTATAAAGACATAAACACAGGTGAAGAGCGACAGTTCTACTTGCCATTACTTTAAAATTCAACAAAATATGTTTAATATAAACACAAGGTGAAGGTGGTTATGCAGGACGGTAGAGTGTGATGACGTAGCTTTTAGCTATGCCATTTCAGAAACTAATCCGAGGGAGTTTAAGGATCAGCGACCTAAGTCTGAGTCGTTGAATTGGGATAGGAGGGCACACATAGGTGGCTACAGGATCTTTCCGTATGGTGACTATAATGATCTACCTACCCAGATTAAGAACATTATTGCTAACAACCCAACAGCCCCTGGACTACTTGCCAAGAAGAGAGATCTTGTCTATGGGCAGGGGCCACAACTTTATGTAGACAAAGTAGTAAAGGGCGTATATGTAAGAGAATGGACAGAAGATGAAGAAGTAAAGCAGTGGCTTGAGTCATGGGATTACGAGTCTTATCTCATGAAGCAGATCGTAGATTATAACCACATAGAGAGCGGCTTTACTAAGTTCATCCAAGGTAGAGGAGGAAGAATAGGAAGGCCTAAATTTCTTAAGCTTGAGCATTGCAAGGCAGATAGATCTCGCCTTGCCGTTGTAGATACCAACATTAATGAGTTAGACGCCACCCATTGCGTAGTAACAGATTGGGGTTTCCATCATATTAACTCAGTTAAGAACTATCAAGCTTACAGGTTGTTTGATTTTAAAAATCCATTTGCTCATAGAATATCTGCCTACTATTCATCTATGTATTCTTTTTGCCAAGACTACTACACAGTACCGGACATCTATGGATCATTAGAATGGATACGTCGTGCTACTGCTATACCCTTTTTACTGAAAGCATTTTCAGATAATTCTCTTAACATTAAATATCATATAGAAAGTCCTGGTGCATTTTGGGCGAATAAGAAAGAGCAAATGAAGGAACAATATGTGGAAGAAAAAAGGACTTTTAAGGAGGAATACTTTACAAAATGGAAGCAAGAGTTTTTAGGAAAATCGGTAAAGTTTTAGCTGGAGATAAAAATGTTGGTAAGTTTCTTCATACGGAATCTGTAATGGAAGTCGATGGCATTAATCTCACAGAAACAGGATGGAAAATAAATGTTATAGAGCAAAATATTAAAGAATTTATTGATAGTCAAATTAAAATATCAGATAGAGCAGACAGGGCCGTATCTGCTGGTATAGGATTAAATGGTGCTCTTGGTAACATTAATGAATCTGCAAGGAGTAACTCTGGATCAGAGCAACTATACGCTCTTAAAAATTACTTAGCTACTGGTATTTCCATACCTGAAAAGATTATAACCAAGCCCTTAAACTATGCCCTTAAAGCTAATTTTCCAAATAAGAAAGTTTGTGTAGGTTTTTACCATATGGCAGCCAAGGCAGAGGAGGGAAATTCACTCTGGTGACAGACTAAAAGAAACTATATAATATGAAACTTATATTTAAAGCCTCAGAATTCCCAACTTATATAGACGAGTTTCTTCCGTTTCTGGATAGAGATTACCCAA